CGTCGAGCGAAGCACCACGCGTTCGAGGCATTGACTGCCTGGGCGAGAAACGCGGTGTCGTTCGCGGTCGCGGCGCTGATCCCGAGGAAGACCTCGACATCGGCGGAGACGATCCAGGTACAGGTCTGAGTCCAGGTGAGCGTCCCGTATGGGGATACGGGTTCGCGCTCGATGTCGTCGCCTGCGTCCTGAATCATGAGCTGATTCAGGATGATTACCTCGTCGTCGTACCACGGGTCGCCCTCGTCGTCGAGGCCGCGGAACAGGTGAGTCGGGACCGCGATCACAGTGTGCGTCCCGTTCAGGGAAGCGTCGCATCCTGCGATCGTGATCGACTGCCCGATCGCGATGTCGGTCGACTCTAGGGTCTGGACCACAGCGACATCATCGATGCGCTGTTGGTGCGTGATCTTGTATGTCGCCATGATCCAGACTCCCGGGTGCTCGCGTCGATCAGGTGAGCTTCACGAACTTCGTCGCGTCGACCATCTTCGTCGCGAAGTATCCGCGGAACGCGATCGTCCGGGACAGGGTGCTCGGAGCGTCGATCGAGATCGCGCCCTTCTGCTGTTCCCAGATCTGGTAGCCCGAGGGGTCGCCGACGATCACAGTGTCCGCAGCGAATCCGCGGTCCACGATGACGCGCAGACCGAACGCCTCGCCGACACCATTCGCACCGGAGGGAACCTGCGATCCGAACGCGTTCATCGGCGCAGTCGGGGCCAGGAGCGGACGGCCCGTGGTGTCCACGAGCTTGCCCAGGGCGGCGAACATGTTCGGCGACAGGAACAGGTGGGTCGGAAGGTTGCCGTTCGAGTTCGTCAGGATGGTCGAGGCGGCATCGTAGATGTCGCTCACCCACTCGGCGGGCGAGGTCGGGTCGGTCAGGACAGCGGACTGTGAGCAGCCAGCCAGGAGCTGATCTGCCGCATAGTTGTCCGTTTCGTATGCGTACACACGGGCCATGTCGTCGAGCATGGATCCGATGATCTCGGGCGAGCTCCAGTCGATGATCTGCTCCGAGACGCTCGCGTATCCGCCGAACGTGAGCTTCGTGATGTCGAAGCTCGCGACCGCGTAGGTCGAAGCGGTGAGCGTTCCGAGCTGGTTCGCCTGCTGTCCGACGCTGTTGTGAACGTTCACATACGGGACGCGGAAGACCGCACCGTCTGCGGGCATCGCCCGAACCTGGCAGGCATCGACCACAGGGCGACGACCCTGGAAGTTGTTGTAGATGGGGGAAAGCAGAACTTCCGGGAGGAACCCGTCGTTTCCGGTGGTGGTGACATCGGGGGCGGCGGCGCGGAGCTGCTTCTTCACAGCTTCGGCGGCTTCGCCTCCGCGCAGGATCCCAGCCATGTACTCGGCGGGGCTGGGCATGCGGGCCGGACGAGCGGCCTGAGCGTAGATCGGGTGGGTCGCCGCAGCGGCCTCGATCGGGTGGACTTCGGATTCCATGTTCTCCTCCTCGGAGTCTGTGGTGGTGGTGGTGGGTGCGTCCTGTGCTTCTGGTTCCTCCGCGGCGGACGCACTCACGGAGAGAATCTGGGCCTCCGCGTAAGCGGGGACCGTGACCAGGCTGAGCTCCAGCATCTTCGCCTCCGAGACGAGCATCGTCCCGGCTGCGCTGGTGGTGAACTTCACGGGCATCGCGCCGACTGAAACGCTGTCGAGCGCGCCCATCTTCAGGAGTTCGAGCGCGTCGTCGCCTGCGCGAGTCGGTGCGATCTTGGCCTCGAACATGAGGCCCTCGTCGGTGGAGACGAGAGCTGTGACTTTCCCGATGACGCGGGTGTCGTCGTGGTATTCGAGGAGCTTCACGGAGGTCGGGTCGTCGGCGATCGAACCTTTCTGGAAGACGACCGACTCGCCTCCGGACAGGATGGCCTCGGTGTCCCAGGGGACCGCGACTCCTGTGATCGTGCGCTTCGGTTCCTCGTCGGGTGCTGCCGCGTCGAGGGTGACGAGCTGTGCTTTCAGGCGGATCATGCGTCCTCCATGTCTGGGGCCGGGACGCGGACCGAGGCGGGTTCCTCGATCTCTACGTCTTCGACGAGCGAGTTCTCGTACAGGTAGTCGTCAAGATCGAACTTCACGAACCGTCCTCGCGGGAGGATGTTGTTCATGGAGAGAGTCTCCTGAATACAGTCCAGGTACTGTTTCGCGCCGAACAGGTACAGATCCTGTCGGGCCTGCTGGGCGTTCGAGTAGGTGAACGATCCCGGCACGCCAATCCCGAGCAGGTAGGGCGGGATGCCAGTGTGACGCGACAGTTCGAGCGCCTGAAACTGGCGGGACTCGACGAGCTGAAGCTTCGACGGATCCGACGAGAACTCTTTCCAGGTGACCGCCGAGTTCAGTGCGCCGACTGCGGAGAAGCGTCGAGCGTTCGCCCATGCGGCAGCGAGCTCTCCAAGATCCTCGGATGACATCGGTTCCGAGGTGTCGGTCTGCTGGAGGTAGCCCGCCGCGATCTCGGTCGAGGCGAAACGGTCCGCCGCCTGATCGAGTTTCAGTGCGGTCGAGATGGATCGGGCCGCGATGTAGATCAGGCCCTGAGTCGGGGCGATGAACTGGACCGTCTCGTTCGCGTCGATCTCGACACCATTGAACAGCACCTGGTTCGAGTGTCCGAACCACTGCGGGCCCGCCTGATCAAGGAAGCTGACGGAGGCCTGCGGGAGCCACTGGAACGAGAGCGGGCGACCGGTCGCCTGCGAGCGGGAGGTGATGTACCAGGTGGCGCGTCCGCGCATCATCAGGTCCGTCGCGGTCTGCGACATGATGAAGTTCCGCGTCACTTTCGGATCCGGTTGAACCATCCACGGTTCGACTTCGAGGTAGATCTCCTCGTACTCCTCGCCGGTCCACTGCTGGACGTAATGCTTCAGTCCGAGACATCCGACGACCGAGGCGATCATCTGTATCGAACGGGCGACCGTAGGCACGGACAGCGCGAGCTCCTCCATCCTCCCGACTGAGTATGTGTAGAAGTCGTTGATCCCTGCCTGGGTGGCACTGGACGCGGCAGCGCGGAGCGGAGATGAGCCGAACGCCGCCTCCTGCTTTCTGCTACTGAACAGTCCCACGGCCCGGAGTCTCTCACGGGTGCGGGCCGATGTCTACGAGGGTTAGTACGCCGCCATCGCAGGCCGGTTCCTGGAGACGGGACGCGAAGCGAGTGAGATCGCCCAGACCGCACAGCGGGCCGCCTCGATCGGCCCCGGCGACTTCTGCGATGACAGGACAGATGTCCCGGAGGTCTTGACTGCGACAGCGCGTCCGAGGTGCTCGGCGAGCGTCACGGATCCGTCGTGCGTGACCTTGCCCTCGACGATCATCGACCGGACGAGCGAGGTGTACTTCACGAGCTCCGCGTATCCGACGATCTGGGTCCGCTTCGAGTACGCGGTCGGGAGGTGGATCTCCAGCGACGGAGTGACTGCGAGCTTCACGGTCGGCTCCTCCATCGCTCGGGCCACCTCGGCCCAGAGCGCAGTCTCGGAGTCGACGACGAACGCGAGCTCGACGCGCACGTTCGGCCCGTCCGCGACAGCTCTGATCCCGACGTACCGGGAGTCGTCGAGGGACGAGTCGACGGCGAGGATCCCGCCTGCTGGGATCGGGTCGGAGGTGCGGCACTGCTCCCAGATCCCGGACGGGAGCCACGACTGGTTCGCGGCGATGAACAGGTTCAGGTGGGCGCGGAGGAACGCGTTCCGATCGGGTGAGTCGTGCGCCGCCTCCAGGGCCGAGAGTGTGATCGTCTCGCCCAGGGCGGGGTTCGCCCAAGCCCACCACTGCCGGTCCTCCAGGTTCACGCCAGGCGGCGGACTCCAGGACGCGTAGTAGAGGCGGGAGTCGCGTTTCATGTCGATCGCCGCGGTCGCCTGCGAGATCAGGCGGAGCATCGCGACACTCGACTCGTCGCCCGCAGTGGACCACATCGAGAGGAGCGGATTCTTTCGGGCGATCTGCGAGGGCCGGTACGCGTCGAACAGGACGGAGGGCGACACGGCCCAGAGCTCGTCGACGACGATCAGATCGTTCGAGGATCCGTGAGCGTTCGATTCGGTCGCAGCTGCGACAGCCCATGACGATCCGTCTGGGAGGTCGGCGCGCATCCGCCCGTACGCCCAGGTGATCTTCGCGCCGAACTGGGCCTCCAGGATCGGGGCCACCTCGCGGAACAGAGCGGTCGCCCGGTCGAGCTTATGTGCGGTCGAGAGCACCTGCTGAGGCCGGCCTCGGAGCGCAGCGAACTCGGTAACCCACCATCCCAGCAGGGCCTGACATCCGACCGTTTTCCCGTTCTGTCGACCGCAGGTAACCAGGCTCTCGCGGAACTCCAGATCGCCGGTCCCGTCGTGGGAGAGCTGACCGTCGAGCGCGATCTTCTGCCACTCGAACAGGCTCCGCCCGAGATGCCGC